CACAAGGAGTAGATATTAAACCTAATGGAAAAGGTACTTCTCAAACAATTTTTACACTTCCATCTCATCTAAATTTTATTAACCCTGAAACTTTTCGCCTTCGTTATAATCTAACATTTTCAGGACGCGGTATGCCAAAACCCAATGCTGTTGCCGGTGTAAGTTCTCTATGGAGACATATGAGATTACAAACTCAAAATGGTCTTCATCTTTGTGAAGAAGTGGAAGATTATTCTTCTCGTGTAGCGATGGAATATTCGTACGCGCAAGATGATGGTAAAATTCATGATAGAGAATTAAATGAAGGCCTTTCACTAACAGACAATTCTGCACAACAATTATTTTGGGCTGCTCAAAATCTTCCATCTGCTGCTATTACAACTGCTAATGTAGCAAAGAAAGTTGCTATTTCACAACCATTATGGTCGGGTCTTCTTGGTGAAAGTTCAAGTGTTCTACCCGTAGCTGCTCTTGGAGGATTGAAACTCACAATGGAAACAAATAACGTTATGAAATCTATTAAACTGGCAAATGACAGCAGCGTTAATGGTGTTAAACGAGGTGTAATTGATACTGCTGGTGTTGCTGCTGGTGCTTGGAATAATGCCAGTTTAAATCATATCCAAGATGTACCATTAAAACAACTTGAATCACAAGATTCAGGTTTTGAAATCGGTGATGGTTTATATTATCAAAATAATGTTCTAATCGGTCTCGTTGTTGGTGTTAAATCTGCTGGTGGCAAAATGGTATTAGAAGTTAGAGGTGCTCAAAATGCTTCTACAAATGGACCTGCACTTGTAGAGGATAATATTGTATTTACACTACCACAAGATCGGTTTGAAGGTTGGACTCCTGCTGTAAATATGAGAGGAACCGGTACTGTACCTGCTGCTATTACATTAGCAAATCAAGAAGCTCCTAAAAAAATTGATTATACTATTACAGAATTAGAAGCTATAGTTGAACAGGTACAACCTCCTGAAAGTTATATTCAAGATTTAGTAAGAAAAATAAATTCAAGCGAAGGTCTTGTTATGAATTATAAAAATGTTTCGCTATTTAAAATTAATCAAGTAGGCAGCAATGGCTTACTAAATTCCAGTATTCCAAATACTGCAAAAAGAGTTTATAGCATTAATGCGATGCCATTAAATGCTACTGATACTTATGATGGTAATAATTTAACTTGCGTAGGCAGTGATGGTGCTCAGTCTTATCAATTCGTAATTAACGATACGCTAACTCCTGACCAAAGATGCAGTCTTCGTCGTATGTCATTGACTCCACCAAATGTTGAACAACTTTATCTTGGCGAACTCAGGAAATCCCTTATGAATTCGGGTGTATTTGTTAGAAATCTACAAAATGCTGAAAACAATTTTGTAATTGGTAGAGCAGTATCAATGTATGGATCTGTTTCTGATATTACTAAATCTGATTTAAGTTTAAGAGTTGAATATTCAGGTGCAGTAAGGCAAAAAACTCTAAATGTGTATGTATGCTCTGCAAGAACATTAGTTGTTCGTAATAATGAAATACAAGTTATTAATTAATTATTTTATTTAATTTTATTTTTTTTTAATATTTATATTATATAAATAAAATGACTATAATATCACAACAGAAAAATGAAGTACTCCCATTGAATATGCCACAAAATAATGAATACTCGTTTAAAAATGGCTCGTCGATTTGTCAAATTTTAATACCAGAATCGCCTACAATGGTACTAACTGATACAATTAAATTAAACGGAAAATTAAGATTGAATAAATCTACCTCAACTTTTAGCACACCTGTATTTCCTGATAATGCTAATCGCAAAGGCACTGGTGCTTATGCTCTTCGTCTCAATGAAAGAGTTGGTATAAATTCTCTATTTGAAAATATTACAATTTCAGGTTTAGGTGCTGGTGGTCAAACCCTTGAATCTATTAGAAATGTTGGACGACTACTATCTTTAACAAAACCATTAACACACGAACAACACGAATTTGATGGTCATTTGCAGGGTCAAGACCCTGCTGTTGCTTCTCGTTCTTTATTAGGAGCAGTAGAATGTAACACCGAAGTATTCTTCTCAATGCCGTTAGAAGTTGGTATGTTCTCTGGACAACAAGCGATTCCAATCGGTATGAATGGTACTCGTGGATTACAAGTATTACTACAACTCGCAAGCGATTCCAATGCTCTAATTTGTAGTGAAGCTGACAAAAATGGAGTATTCTATTCGCTTGTAGATGTATCTCTAACTTATGATACTCTTGTTTTTGACGCTGAAACCAGCGAAGAGATGATGAGAGCAAAAACTGGCGTAATGGAATACAATTCGTGGTCGCATCAATATTCTGTTATTAATTCTTCTGATGCTCAACTAAATCTCAATTTTGGTACTAAAAATACTCTATCTGTAATTTCTAATACAATACCAACAACTCATATTAATAATGTTGATAAAGATGGATTCAGTACAGATAATTTTAAAAATTCTACAACCGACCCTTATGATTCAGATGTCAAATTAAATAAACTTACATTCATTAAAGATGGTATTAAAGCACCTCTGGATTATGAAATTGATTCAAAAGACCAATCAGAAAATAATAGACCACGGGTAGAGGTTATTAATAATCTAAAAAATGCTATGAATACTCAATCATCGGCACGAACTCTTGTTTCTGTGAATACTGAAAACGATCTAAAAACTAAAATAAATCTACTCGGTCAAGAGGTTGCATTACTTGACCCAGCAGTTAGTGTTGAAACTCAAAGTAATGCAATTTTTGGTCTGGGTATCAACGAGGACCCACTAACAAAAGTCGGTAGAGATTTCAGCACATCAACTTACTCTGTTAGAATTGAAAGTGATTTAAATGGATCGTCACCCAATTCTGTAAATACATTTTCATTATCAAAAAATGTATTAACTTATTCACCACAAGGAATTTCAGTAAGTTCGTAAATTATTTTATTTAATTTTATTTTTTTTTAATATTTATATAATATAAATAAAATGAATAAATCTCAAATACCCGATGTACTAAAACCAGTTTCAAGAACTACTATGAGTAATGTTGATATTTTTACATCTGTTTTAGAACCAGTAAATAAAAGTCAAAAAAGAGTCATTTTCAATTTGCGCCAACAAGGAATACTAAATGCTGGTTCTCGTCTTGTTATGTCTCTTCATACTACAAATGCAGTAGCAGGAACAGCATACCTACCTGTTGGTGCTGGTATAGGTGCTTGCATAGATAGTGCTATTCTTCGCGTTGGCACTCGTGTTATTTCTAAAACAGAAAATTTTGGTCATTATTATATGGCGAAACGAAGTGTTCATACTCACCAACAAAAACAAAATATAGACATGGTACTTGATGGTGGAGTCAATAATATTGGACCATCACCTAATGCTGATGGCAAATATAGTTTTGATGTTGGGTCTGCTATATATACCAGTAAAACAACTGCTTTTGTAAATAATCCTTATAAAATTGTTCAATCAGAAGAAGATTGCCCTACATTTTCACTTGCTCTCAATGACCTCTTTCCGATGATGAGGTCAAATGGTCTCCAATTACCACTTTTTGCTATGAAAGACCAAGTATCTATTGAAATTAATTTAGTTCAACAAAAAACAGGCGAAACTGGTAAAAATTGCCTTTTCTCTGCTGCTCCAACCGATAGTTCAACTACATATGGTCTTAACAATTTTGCCCTTCATCTTGATTATCTTCAATATGATGATGCAACAATGAATAAAATAAGAGACATGGTAAATTCGCCAACAGGTCTGCCAATGATTTATGACGATTTAGCTTGTACTACAACTTCAATTCCTGCCGTAACTCAACCTGCTGATAATACTACAACCGAAGTATCTGTATTACGAGAAGTTGGTTCTGCTGGTCTAAAAGTTAAAAATGTATTAGTCGTTGAAAAAAATGCTGCTGCTAATACTTTATTAGGCGATTACCGAAGTGATTCACCTATACATCCTCCCAAATACAATTGGCGTGTAAATGACCGGATTATTTATCCAAGAAAATTATTTAATACTTCGCAAATGAGAAATGAAGTTGAACAAGTATTAAAATTCCCTCTATCTGTGCCATCGTGTGTATATTCTCATGATGTATCTAATGATTTTTACACTTCTAAAAATGGCAGACAAAATGAAATGCTTGATGCTAATGTTATAATGGAAGCACAAAACCCAGTTCAAATGGCAGGTACAACTTTCCTTACTGGTCTCAATCTTGAAAAAGGACCTAATGGTGAAGGAACCGATATTCATCATAAAAATATTCTATATGACCGAACTCAAACATTCAGTCGTAATGATTTTAGTGCGATAGATCTAAAATTCTTTGTAGAATATGAAAGGTCGTTTGTATTATCACAAGGTGTTCTTCTTGTTAGTGCCTAAATACCTTATAAATTATTTTTAATACTAAAAATATTTTTTTTTTACTTTTAATTAAAGAGAAATAATATATTATATATCTTTAATTTTATTATTACACAATAGTAATTTTATTAAATTTTATTAAATTAAAATAAATTATTATATAAATGGAGAAACAAATCATAATAGAAAGTAATCAAGAAATTGCTAAACGCAATTATTATGTTGATTATGGCAAAGTTATAAACGATGATGTTAATAATGATGAATTTTCAAACTCAAAATGGAAAACAAAATTGCCAACTGGAATACCGCTTGATGTTGGTGACAGTATTCAATATTATTCATCTATGATAAGAAGCAAAGGTTTATCTGACCAAGGCGTAGAATTAATTGGAACTGCGGATAGTAATGAAGATTTAGTAGATAATAAAGGAAAAATGGAATTGGGTTATTACATTGGTAATAATTGGTTAAATAATTTAATGCTTCCAAAATCAATAGCAACATTAAGAGATTATACCGAAAAAATTGCTGAATCTTCTGCATCTATGAGAAATTTTGATTTTGTTAATACTTATAATACATATAATGTTCCTGAAAAAAATAATAATAATTCTATTGTTTCACTTGTTGGAGGTGGAAGCAATAATCCAAATGTTAATATTTCTGGTAATGCTGCGAATCTTTCTTTTGCCAGTGATGGATTATTACGAAGTTCAGGACCAGAAGAGTTTTATACTAATTATAATGGGTCATTGACGGCTCCCTTGCCTGTTGGTTTTTTACCAATGAAATTAAATTATCAATTTACGCATAATCAAATCATACATTCATATAGAATATGGCCGCGAACTGGCAATACACAAGTTCCAAAATCGTGGTTTTTATATGGAGCTGAAAATCTAACAGATTTAAATAATGGTCATTTTACAGAATTACATTCAGTATCTTTTAGTAATGCTAGTCAATGGAATGCACCATCAAGTTGGTCTGTATCAGGACAACAACCTGCCGCAAATTTTCTTAATCTATCAAATGAATTTGTAATTAATACTACACATACAAGTTTTAAATTTTTTCAATTAAAAATAACAGAGACATTTGCAAATCCTGCATTTTGTGGAATTAGCGAGTTTGCACTCTATGGTACCACACCTGATGACCAATTTGATAAAATACCAAATGTTTTTTTCAGCGATTATGGCGGTCCAAGTATTGAAACACAAACTGAATGGGAGAAAAATGGACCATCAAATTTAAATATTACTGCTGATGAATTAAATACAAGTAGTTTTATTTATAGTAATGCAAATCCGACGGCAACAGGTAATTTATGTAATTATGTTCCAGATGATAAACGCCTATATGTTGGTGCAAGTGATTGGACAGGACCTTATCAAAATGGTTGGAATGGATATCATAATGTAGCATATACAAAATCATATACAAAATTATTTGATATTGTTAAATCAGAAGCAGAAATAGAAACCAACTTGGGTTTTAATAGTCCTGTCGTTATAGGACAAAAAATAACAGAAAGTTTAAATGACCCTAACTTTGATGATAATGTATTTGTTAAACCTAAAATTATTGATTTTAAATATGATTTAGTAGATGATTTAGGAATTATAAATTATAAAAATTATTTCAAAACATATGAAACAACACAAGTCATTGATGAAACTTGTAAATCAATACCTACATCATTTGGCAAAATGTTATATGATATTAATGATGGTATTGATAATTTCGCAATTAATCAAATTGTTAAAGACAAAACTGGTGGTAATCTCGCAACAATAGAACAAAGGAATAGATATATGTGGAATTCAATTGCCTCTGGCGATTTTAAAAGAACACGAGCAATGAGTAAATTATATCAAAATCTATATCTATCAAAAAATAGTGTATCAATGCAAAGTATGACACATGAATTATTAAAAAATGTTTCAATTTATACAGGTGGTATAAATCCAAGTACAAATTGGAATAATGTAATAACTAACTCTGCATATCCAACAAGTAATCCGTATAATCTCGGAGAACAAATATGTATATTTGATGATTTAACAAATTTTTCTTTACCATTCACGAATAATGATAAAACAGATTTAGCAAATAGAGTTTTATTTAGAGATTTTACTGCTAATGCAAGAGGATATGAATCAAAAGAAAATATTTTAGCAGGTGCTGGTGTAGGTATTCATAGTACTACATTTGCTTTATATTGGTCTTCCAGTCATAGTGCTGCATATTCCGGCACAAAATTAGTAGATAATGTTATTTATTCTACTACCAGTTCAGGCGGCGGAATCGGGTGGGTCAATGATAATGCTGATGGAACAGCAGGAGGGTCAGGAAATTTGCCCTCGAATTCGGGGCAAAATTATTTAAGAGTTATTAATTCTATTGGCAGACAAGAGGTTCTTTATAAATTTTATTCTAATAAAATTGTAAATAGGATTATTTTATTTCCAATTTATGATGATACTTTAAAAAATAGAAATATTAAAAAATATGAAATTAGAGGTACTACTTTTGCAACATATAAAAACGATGACCCAACCACTTATACATTATTACATACTCATATTGGAGATGATGATTTAAACAAAGAATACCCTACAATACCACAACTAAAAGCATTAACATCAACAACAAACACCGCGTCTGGTAATATTAATTTAGGAAAGAAAATCAATTTTGAAAATACAACACCATTTGAGACTTATGTTATTTATATGACTGAAAATTATGGAGCACTTACATACATGGGTACAAATGAAATAGTATTAGTTAATATTGAAAATGAATCAGAATATAAAACACCAAAAGTAAATGAAGATGTTATTATTGGTGGTGGTGGTGCTTCTACATCATTTTATAATATTGATGCTTCAAGCGAATTATCAACTGCTAAAAAAATAAATGCTGTTGATAATATTATCAATAATGGTGTTGATTCTACATTTTGGGCAACTGCAAATGGAAGTGCATTACCATCTACATTTAGTTTTGAATATCCGAATGCTGTAAAAGTAAATAAATATGCCATCTTTCCAAGATATAATCCATTATCAAGAACTCAAAATATTAAATCTTGGGAATTACGAGGAGCAATAAGTAAATCAGCATATAATAATAATAATTATGTAGTATTAGATTCAAGAAGTTTAAATGCTGATATAAATCTCGCATGGCCAAATATGAATTCAATTCAAAATTTACACCCCAATTCAAAAGCATCTGATAATATGAATTTAGCAACTACATTTACAATTGCTAATCCTGATAAATATAAATTTTATTTATTAAATATTACAGCAAATTTTGGATCAAATGTATATTCAAGTTTAAATGAATTTATATTAATTTCAAATGAAACTGATAGATATTTAAATTTACAAAATAATAATGTAATAGTTACAAATCTAATAGCAAATGAAATGAATTTTAATATGTTAAAAAGTGTTATGATTGATGAATTAGAAAAACCATCATCAAATGATATAAATATTGATTATTCTAATCAAGAGTTTTTAGATAGTTTATACTTTTCATTAGAGTTAGGTAATCTTGATGATAAATTCAGTGATAGTATTTATAATATTTTAAATAGTGTAAATAATAAACAATACACTGAAAAACGAGTAGAGGCAGGGATACCTGTACCAGTTTCATTATCATCTGTAAATAATGTTGCTTCTCATCTATACCCTTTAAATACACGACCGGCAGATATTCCAACAGGATATTTAAAAACCAAAGGATTATATAGATTACCACTCTACGCTGGTTTGTTTGCTGATAGAGATAATATTAAAAATCATACCGAAGGAACTGGCAATAATTCTAAATTTATTACACAAATAGAAAAATACAGAGATAATAAAATGTATGAAATAGATTTCTATTCAAGATATAATGAAAACAGAACACCTAAATCTAATAATTTAACTTTACCTGACCCCACAACAAATTTTGGTGTTGATTTAAAATTTGATTTTAAAGATATGGTTGGCAATTATTATGATGATACAAAAATTAAAGAACTTGGTTTAGGGTGTGTAGTTGTTTATAAACATATTGAAAATACTTTAACTGATGATAGTATAAATATTCCATTCATAGCATTTGTTTGTAGAAATCAAATTTCAAGTTTGAATAAATATAAAATACCATTATGCAATGAAGGAGAGTTTCTCGGGATTCCACGCTCATTACAAAATAACTCTTTATCATATACACAAAGTTGGCAAAGAAAAGTTCATTATGACGATAGAGGCGTTGTATTAACTGCGATAAATGTAGAAATTGTAGGCGAATATGTAGCTTCTAATAGTAATAAAATAACTGCTACTTTACAAGGTTCAGATGGAATAATAACACCAACATGTAGTTTAGATGTTGATGTACTCCAAGTAGGTGTTGTATTTCTACAAAGAATTTTAAAAATAACAATCACAAATAATGGCAGTCATTTAAAAACTCCACCTTATATACAATTCGCACACGATGGAAATGCATTAAAAACAAGTGATTTTTCCGTAGCACCTAAATTATCTGTTGTTCTTGGAGATTATAAAAATAGTTATGATGCGGGAACATTAGTTAATTCACAACCAAATTACCCTTATATAATGTGCGGAGCAAATGATGTTGCTTGTTCTTTTGATGATACACAAAGTAGAATGGCATTTTCTAAATTACATACAATGATGAAAGAAGGGCAAGAAACAAATAATTTACAAAGATATTATGACGCGAGTATGGTGTTTAATACAGAACAACCGATTATAACACCAGACTCTCAAAGTGCAAATGATGTAATTAAGATGAATGTTAGGAAAACTTATTGTAATTCAAGTAGGGCAGGATTTACAGAAGGAATACCAAAAATAGATCCTAATAATCAAATTATTCCAATATCAAATAATGCAATTAGAAGTGAAGGAGTATTATCTGCTATATCAGGAGTTGGTATTTTAAAATTATATACTGCCAAAAAAGATGGGTCATATTTAGAAATAAATAATTTCAATAGTTATACTTTTAAAGGAACTCTATTTGATAAAATAGGATTTAATATAAATCAATTAGTTGCGAAATTTGGTAAGCAAAATACATTTTTTAATAGAGGCAAACATAATAAATATATAGATACTAAAAATAAAGCATTATTAATGTATGAAAATTCAGTATCACCATTAACCACAAATGCATTAATAAGTTCCTCATTAAATCAAAGTATAAATACCAATAATATTAATTATCTTATGGGAAATTTAGATGGGAATAATTTATTAGAGAAATCAGTTTCTCAAATACCAGATTCTTTAATTGCAGAGAATCTCCCTCAAAAATTCAGTTATTCTCACATTTTAGTTAATAGTAATATTATTCCAAAATATAATTATATTGCAGGACAAAGTATAAATAATGTAAGTTGTATTGCTTCAATTAATAGAAGTTATGAAGTCGGCGATTGGATTTATGGCAACCAACCTGGTATTGAATATATGGTTGATAAAAAATATATATTAACTGATATTGATATTGACCTAAAAACTGAAACTGGATTAGATGCTCCAATTGATAGTGGAAGTACAATTGTTATTAAAATAAACAAACGCAAACCAATTCCCTCAATAAAAAAAATATAAAATATTTCTGTTTTTTTAAAATATTTCTGTTTAGATTTCTGTTATTTCTGTTTTTTTAAAATATTTCTGTTTAGATTTCTGTTATTTCTGTTTTT